TCAATTCAACGAATCAGCACAAGCACTAGTCAACGAAGGTATTAATCACTATCAATCATTGCGTGAATCATTAAGCAAGATGCGTGGTCATCGTGGCTACAATGCATACTTTGAATCATGGACTCCTCCATTAATGGAAGACGAAAATGATATGTCAATCAATGAATTGTTTGTGCAAGAAACTGTTGATCCTCGCATTGAAAGCGTAATGCCTATTCTTTCACGTTTGAGTAAGAAGTCGGGCATTAAGCCAATGACAGAAGTATCAGAACTTGCTGAATGGGCCCAAAGTATTGTAGAAGGTGAAAATAAAAGTATTGTAATCAATGGCAAAGAAGTTGATTACGCTAGTCTTGAAATCGATGGTGTAGATTCTAGTGACTACCCAGATTTTTCTGATGCTTATTTTAGTTCAGGATATTTCACAGATGGCACACAAATGAGTGATGAAGATTTAGATCAATTGGCGGACAAATATGGTGAACTTGTCAATCGCAAAGCATACGATAGTTTACATGAAGGCGGTGACGGTGGTGAAGCATCTGAAGAAGAAGATGTATATACCGATGCAGATGCCGGCGAAGAAATGGATGCATCAGCCGAAGAAGAAATGCTTGAAGCACCCGGCGCAGAAACATTAGGTCATAACCAATCAACTGAAAAAAGCAATCTAGCGGCATTTGATCTTGGCGAAGCACTTGATCCAATTGCAGACAAGATTGCTGAATTAGAAAAACAATTGAGAACTGCTACTCCGCAAGAAGCACAGAAGATTAAAGAAATTCTTACTTTGTTAAAAGCAAAAGCAAACAAAGGATCATCTAACCCATCTGATGGTGGCACAGCCGTAGATAGAGCAGAAAAACGAGCCAAAGATCGTTTTTCTAAGAAGTCATCAGTAACAGGTGATAACATCGGTGACACTATTAAAGGTGGAGCGGCACTAATGGGCTTTTTGGGTTTAGGTGAAGGTCGTATGGCAGAAACAGATAGTATCATTCAGGATATTATCAATGGTGATTTAGATGCATATAACGTTATGGCAAATCCTAAAACGCCAGAAGAAGAATATGTAGCAAACATGATGCAAGAAATGTATGATGATGTTTCAATTGAATATAGTCTACATCCAGACGATGACTTTGAAAAAATCTTAGACATTGTAGTTGACCAATTAGCAAAAGACCACAAGCACGATGACAATCAACTATCAATGCTTGAAGGTGATGTTGAAGAAGGTATGTTACATCAAGGCGCCGGTTGGTTAGCCAAGAAATTAGCATCTTTTGCTGGATACAAGGCACTTAAGCCAGGTACATATATTGTTCCTCCTTTAGCACAAGCAGGCGGAAAACCTATCTTATTCTCTATTCGTAGTGAGTCAGATTACCCCGTCTTCAATCTACCTCCTGATGAAAAATATAATCCAGAACGAATCTATTCTCATATCAAGGCACATATTCAATCGGGTAACTATGAAACTGCACCTTCTGCAATGCAACGTGATTATTCACAGAAGACAATGCCAAAAGAAGAAGTAGAAGAAGATTTAGACGCTAATCAAAAGCGTGTAGGTCAATTAGGCCCAACCGAAAAAGTTAAAAATAATAACATTGGTAAACTAGTTGGCGCAAGCGAAAGTGTTGAATTGGATAGAATAAAAACACTTTCGGGATTAAAGTAATATTTTTTGCACATAGTTCGGTGATATATAATATTGACACAGCATGATATTCGTGTAGAATATCTTGATGTGTTAGTTGTCTCCTAGACAACTCAACATAAAACACATTTAGGCTCAACATAGGCATTTACAACATAGGAGATTATATATGGCAAGTCTAGCAGATATCCGTGCCCGTATCGCGGCACAAGAAAGTAAGAAATCAGGTCAGGGTCAACGCACCCAATCAGATAACGCAATCTACCCACACTGGAATATGGAAGAAGGCACTACTGCCACTATCCGTTTTCTTCCAGACAAAGATTCAAGCAATACATTTTTCTGGGTAGAACGACAGATCATCAAGTTGCCGTTTAATGGCGTCAAAGGTGATCCCAACATGAAGCAGGTAGTCGTTCAAGTCCCATGCGTAGAAATGTACGGTGATAACTGTCCTATCTTAGCAGAAGTTCGTCCTTGGTATAAGGATGATACGCTCAAAGATATGGCTAATAAATATTGGAAGAAGCGTAGTTATCTGTTTCAAGGTTTTGTTCGTCAGAACCCAATCGGCAATGATGCGACTCCTGCGAATCCGATTCGTAGATTCGTTATCAGCCCACAAATTTTTACTATCATCAAGTCAAGTTTGATGGATCCAGATATGGAAAACATCCCAACTGATTTCTTGAATGGTACTGATTTCAACGTTAAGAAGACCAGCAAGGGTGGTTATGCTGATTACTCTACTAGCAACTGGGCTCGCAAAGAGACTCCGTTGACTGAAGCAGAGCAGGCTGCTATCGAAGCACATGGTCTTTTCAATCTTGCAGACTTCTTACCCAAGAAGCCTAGCGAAAGCGAACTGCGTGTCATCAAAGAAATGTTTGAGGCTTCAGTAGATGGTAAGCCTTATGACAATGACAAGTGGGGCGCATACTATCGTCCATATGGTCTTGAGGCTCCGGCTGGTGTTGCTAGCGCAGAACCTCATGTTACTGAGACTACTACATTGAGTGTTTCTCCCAAGAAGCCAGTAGTTCAGGAAGATGAACCAGAAGAGAATAGTGATCCAGTAGTAGTTCCTAAGAGTACTTCTAGCGACAAGGCACAAGACATTTTAGCGATGATCCGTAGCCGTCAACAGAAGGGTTAATTTGAAATGGGGAGGGTAACTCCTCCCCATTCTTTCTTTTCATAGGAGACCTACCATGACACTACCAGACGAAAGATTCCGCGCACTAAAGCAAGGAAAGAAATTACTAGAAGAATTATGCGATCCGGGCAAGACGCCTAGGGTGCCGAGCATCGTCCGTGACCGTGCCCGTGGTGCATTAAGACATTTTCCAAATGACTATGAACTTGATCGTATCGCAGACAGTTGTCCAGAAATGCTTGACAAAATCGCATTTAATGATAGACTATCAAAGAGATTATGAGGATTACTAAAATGGCAAAAACAATTAAAATCAATGAGAGTTTTTCTCTCAATTATAGCAGCCGCGAAGCAGATAGCGGTGATACAGTCATGGACTGTAATATCAATTTTGATAACCCCAAAGATGATAATGTTATCGTAGCACGTTTGAACACTTGGCTCAAGGCTAGCAATCGTGAAGATATTGTTGTTATGTTGAAGGGTAGTAAGTAATATGGCAAAACCATTCGATGTTAGCAAATTTCGTAAAGATATTACCAAAAGTATTGAAGGTCTCAGTATTGGTTTCAATGATCCTACTGATTGGGTCAGTACCGGTAACCACGCTCTCAATTATCTTATTAGCGGAGACTTTAACAAAGGAGTCCCACTAGGTAAGGTAACTGTATTTGCCGGCGAATCTGGCTCAGGCAAATCATACATTTGTTCAGGCAATCTTGTTCGCCACGCACAACAGCAAGGTATCTTTGTTGTATTGGTCGATACTGAGAATGCACTAGATGAAGATTGGTTGAAGGCACTTGGTGTCGATACCGATGAAAGCAAGTTGCTTAAACTTAACATGGCAATGATTGATGATGTTGCTAAAACTATCAGCGAGTTTATGAAGAGTTACAAGACTCTTCCGCAAGACGATAAGCCGAAAGTTCTATTCATCATTGACAGTCTTGGTATGTTGCTGACTCCAACTGATGTCAATCAGTTTGAAGCAGGCGATATGAAGGGTGACATGGGTCGCAAGCCTAAGGCATTAACTAGTCTTGTTCGTAACTGTGTAAACATGTTTGGTAGTCATAATGTAGGATTAGTTGCGACTAATCACACTTATGCTTCACAAGATATGTTTGACCCTGATGATAAGATCAGTGGTGGACAAGGCTTCATCTATGCAAGTTCAATCGTAGTCGCTATGAAGAAATTGAAACTTAAAGAAGATGAAGATGGCAACAAGATTAGCGAAGTGCGTGGTATTCGTAGTGCCTGTAAGGTCATGAAGACACGTTACGCTAAACCTTTTGAAAGCGTTCAAGTTAAGATTCCATATGAGACAGGCATGAACCCATATAGCGGTTTGCTTGATTTGTTTGAGAAGGCTAACTTGCTTACTAAAGAAGGTAATCGACTGAGTTATACAACTAATGACGGCGAGATTATTAAATTCTTCCGCAAGGGTTGGGAATCAAATGAAAATGGTTGCCTAGACAAAGTAATGTTAGAATATGAAAACAAACAAACAACGATAAGTAATACAAATTCTGAAACGGAGGAATAACAGGATGAGTATTACTGTAATAGCCGAGTTATGGCGCGCTTTAAAAATAGAGATTGATGAAAACAATCTTTCAGATGCAGCCGAGTCTTTGATTAATGTCTTAGTAGAAAACGATTACGATTCAGCAGAGATCAAAGAAGCATTCCGTAGAGAACCTGCGGTAATAGAAGCGTTGCGTGAATATAGTTCTCAGTATGACGAAGAAGAATATGAAGAGTACGAAGAGGATGAAGACACTGAAGACGATGAATGGTGATAGATGAATTGGTACACCAGAATCACTAGTGATCTAAGTCAGATTCCAGATTTCATAACACACTATGAATCAGAACTAGAGCAAGCAAGGTATGATTGCCGGGTAAATG